GGCCCCCATCATACGTTGTCCGGGGGTCTCGTAAGTAGCCGCTGACTTGCTGAGCTTGCCTACTCCCCCCTGTGTCATATTAACGCCACCTTGCTGCTCTTGACCAGCGGGTGGCTGTGAAATGTTTTGCTGTAAGGCCCCGACGAAAGTGGGGTCCATAGTAGAAGTAAGCGGCGCTTGTGTCGCCAGTGATAACGAAACCTGTGTGTCATACGGAACAACCTCGCCCTGCAATGACTCAACGGTCTGACCAAGCAGCTTAGGCAGCAGCTTAGGGTAAACCTGCATCAAGTTATTGATGAACTGAGGGGTTAGCTGATTGTTGGCCGCTAAGTAGTAGAAGGCACCAATCGGGTCAGCCACCGCAAAGTAAGCGTCCCGGAGCTTGGTCTTGTCCTCTGGCGTCGGAACAAACTCGGCTCTGTCGAATGCTGCTTCATCAGGTAGCTGCGGCATAGCTTGAGACAGAACCTGCATACCCATAGCCACGGTGTTTGCCATCGGGTCCTTAAGCTTTTCAACCCCGACGAACTTACCCTGCGCTAGCTCAGTGGTGCGCTCCACAAACGCCGGGTCGTTAAGCTTCTCGTCAACATCCATGACAAGCTCTTCGTACTCTTCGTCAGTAAGGTAGCTACTGGGGTCAACATTGGCCCGAACAGTCAAGCCCAAGGCTCTAGCCAGGACAGACCGGCGGCCTTCGTACTTGTCGGCCTTAGCTCCTCGAACCACCTTAAGCATGTTGTCGGCACCCTTCTGGATTACCTCGCCGGTAAACTTGGAGATGCCGTAGACGCCAGCAGCGATACGCAAAACGTCGCGCGGGTTATCCATAAGCTTGAAGGTCGAGTAGAGCCCAACGGCCACAGGTGCAGGGATGAGTGAACCCATCGCATTGGTGAGCGCCTCAAGGCCGAAGGCATTGGCTACAGAGCCAAAGCGGTCGCGCTGACGGTATGCCAGCAGGTCGCGAATATCTTGGTCAACCGCTGTAGTTTGTAGCTCTTCAATCGCCTTACTTTTGCCCTGCGCAAGTGCTATGCGGTCTGCTTCAATGCGGTCTGCTACACCAGCAAGTTCATCAAGACGGTCATATGCTGGCTTCACCTGGCGATGCGTGTCTTGTTCTATTTTCTCAAGTACATCTAACAACTGTTCTTTGAAGTCAGCAATATCGTCATCGCCCTCGCGAAGCCTGTAGGCTAGCTCTTGCTTTGTATCTAAGGCCTCACGGTCAATATCCAACACTCGCTGACGATGCGCCATTGCGGCGTCTTTTTTCTGGTCGCGAAGTGATTTGATAACCTGCTCTTTCTCTATCTTAGCTGCTCGCGCCGCCGCTTGTTTCTCACCAATCTCTGTAAGGATTTGATTGTTAATATCATCAAGTTCGCGGATGGCCTCGTGCTCCAGGCGAGTCAATTCAACAAGGTCCTCGTTCAATGTGGCCCGTGCAGTGCCTATTGAATCCTGGCGAATAGATGTAGCTCCTTTAATGCCATTGCGTAGTTCAGCAATAGCGGCACTATCTGCGTTACGTCGTGCTCTGGCAGCCTGATAAATTAACTCCTGCTCTTCTCGGGCAGAAAGCCTTGCTGCTTTAGCAAACTCACTGATGCTCTGAAGAACAGTCTGAAAATCTGCTTCCGCATCTGCTCTAGCCTCTGCAAACTTTGCGAATGTGGTGGAGTCAATTTCATTTGCCTCAGAAACTTGTTTCTTGAGGAAGTCTTGAAAGCCTTTGTATTTTTCGTCTAGCTTTTTAATGTCAGCTTTAAGCTCGGCTTTATGTTGCTTAGTGAGACGAGACTGCTCAATCGCTATTTCGCGACCTTCTTGAACCTCTCGCAATTTGTCTCTCTGTGTGTCTCTTAAATCGCCACTGACTTCATAGTTTCGCTTAAACTGTCCAGCCAGTTGTTGAACCCGTTGCGACGGTCTCACCTGCAAAAGAGATTCGATGCGAGGGTAAAGGTCATCACTGGCAACAAAGTCGTACTTCATGAAGTCATTAAACTCATCAAGGACAGAACGGTAGTCTGCCGCCATGCTGATGTTGCTTTGCACATCTGCTGCCGCTTTTTGAACTTTTTTCAGGTCGCCCTTAATCGCCCCAATAGATTCCATTACAGGCGTTATTTTTTTCTTGGTTTTTTTGCCGGTAAAAGGATTCACAAGCTCAGTAGGCTTTTCTTGGGTTTTAATAATGCCAAGGGCGTCAGTCGCCATAGTTTCTAATTCTTTAGCTTTCTCGGCATCAATTTTGTCAAAGTATCCTTTTTTGTATTTTGAAATACTGGATATAGTTCGACGCGCATGTTCGAGTTCTGCAACTCTGCCAAACGGCCCCTTTACAGAATCAGTTAGATGCTCCCTCATTTGCGTCTTTAGCTGAATCGCCATTGACGGGCCAATGCCCTTAATGTCCTTGCCTAAGATTGTTCCATACATCACATCAAGCTCAGACAGCAGCTTTGATAGTCCTAAGTAGATGCTGGCGGCCTCAACAGCGCGATTATTGTTGACCGTGTCATTTATAATATCACCAGCAAGATTAAACCTTTGCTTTACTCCTGTTACCGGGCTTTTTTGAAGTTGAGTGTTGAAGTTTTTAATTCTCATAATAAGAGAATCTGCTTGAGGTTTATACCCTATAACTTTACCAGCCGCGTCCTTAACAGGATCAAGAGGAGCGCCAGCAATTAACCCCTCAGCCATCTCAGCTAATCTTGCAAATGCCTGTTGATTGCCAGGTATGCTGTCAAGATTCTGCATTTTTGAAAGAGACTTAACTAAGTTTAAGACATACTCAGAGAACTCTTCTAAATGAACCTGCACCGATGAAACGGTTTGATTGCTCTCGTTGAAGGCATCGATTAAGAGTTTTCCAAATGGATTATTTCTAACGTCGTCATGAGAAAACTTAAGCTTTGCTGCTGCTTCAATGCCGCCTTCCTTGGTGGCATCAAAGTAAGGTAACCCTAGTTTTTTGTATAGGTCTGTAACAGAATCTTGAAGACGCTTGGCATTAACTGTGGCCTCTTTATTGAGTTTATCGCTCTCTTCATTAACGGCTGCCGCTAGCTTGGTTACGGTCTTGGCTTGGAGTTTTTCGTTGGCAGCAAGTTGCTTGCTGACAGCATCAAGCTCTTGAGCATAGCCACGATTAGCGTCTTCTATCGCCAACTTGTTAGAGGCATCAAGCTTAGCGAACTGCTCAGCAACACGTTCTTTTACTTCGCGCTTCTCGCCATGCTCCTCAAGAATACTTGCTAAGCGATCGGCAAAGTATTCTTTTTGGATGAGTGTCATATCGCGAAATTCTTGTTCATCTATATCGATGTTAACTATCTCTATGTCGCGAGACAATTTAGCATCAACAGCGTCACTTTGAAGCTCGGATATTTCTTTAGCAAGTTTCTCTTTGACCCCAGCGGCATCTGCAGCAAAACCATCTTGAATTGCCTTAAACGCTTCTTGCTTAGCGACTAACTCTTCTTGAATACCTTCAATTTCTTTAGTGTACCAAGTGTCAATGTCATCGACTTCTTGAGAAAAGCTGAGTCTTCTTGCGGCCTTACCCTCTTTTGCGGCAGCACGCTCTTCGGCTTTAAGCTGTTGAGTACGCTTACCAAGGAATTTTAGCTTGGCAACCTCGGTCTCACTTGCTTCTAGGATTCGCTCAAGGTCTCTGTTGCGCTGCGCAATCTCAACATCTAAACGAGCATCAAAGTCAGCTTTTACTTGCGCACTTTCAAACCGTCGCTCTTTGTATACAAACGCTTCGTCGGCAGCAGTCTTGCGTAGGTCTGACTGCACTTTTTTAAGTGCGTTAATTTCTTTTTTTATTCTGCTTTCCGCAGCCTCTTTGGCCTGAACACCTCTTCGCTCTACTTCTCGGATACCCGACTTAACGCGTCTTTTCTCGCTCGCAACACCCTTGGCCTCTGCCTGTAGCAACTGGTCTTCAAGGTTAAACTTCTGAGTGATTGCTTTAATCTTTGAGCCAAAGGATTCAACGTCAGCAACTTTCTGAACGTATTGCTGAAGGTTTAATTGACCGCTGGTAATCTCGCTAAAGACTTTCTCAAATTGACCACGGATCTTATCACCGCCATGCACAAAGATTTTACCGATAGCACTCGAGAACTTATCTCCATGCTTATCAATCATGTCTTTATACACAGCACTTGCTACGTCTACTGACTTCTTTGCTGAGAGTGCGGTTGCGCCTAGACCGCCACTGATGGCCAACGAGAAAAGCGGACCAAGGACAGCACCTTCGAGAGCGCCTGTAAAACCACTGGCAAGAATTTCACCAGCAGTAGCATCAGGGTCAGTTATGAGCTCTTCGTTAATTCCATAACCAGCGCCATAAGCTGCACCCTCAACAACTCCACGGCCTGCAATGGGAACCACCAACTCGCCCATGGTTTGAGCGGCTTTTGCATTGTTGGTGCTTCTAGCGATAATCTGTTGAGCTAAGTTGTCTTGGACCCTAGCACCATAGTCTGACAACCTCTGGTCAGGAGCATACTTGAGATACTTCTCAGCGCCTTTCTCGGCTAACTCACCTGCTCCTTTGGCAATCTTGCCACCAACAACACCTGCGTCATCTAGGATGCGACCGCCATAGCTAATTGCCTTAGCGCCGCCTCGCAGCAGCATCGGGCCAAACAAACTACCGATAACGTCAGTACCGTAATAAGTAATCGGGTTCTGCTCAGCGATAGCTTCTGTGGTGCCTGGCTCAATGAGGCCGGTCTTCTCTAGCAGGCCAGCACCCATACCGATGGTGGGAACCTGGACCAAACCCAAAGCAGCGGCTGCAATAGGCGAGTCCTTGTACTCTGACATTAGTCTACGTTTACGGCCCTCTTCTTCAGTGGCCCGCTCAAGTCTCAAGGCTTCAGCCTGAGCGATGGCTGCGTTTGCTTCGTCTGAGCCATCATTGAGAATCGGGTAAATCTTACCGCCCGATTTATAGTAGACGTATTCTGCCATCAGACGCCCCTGCCTGCGTAAGAGCCAAGAGCCCCGCTGGCAATCTGCTCATCGGTCTTGCCTTGCTTCTTAAGGGCGTCAATGAAGTTTGTTTGCCATCCGCCAGTTGTGGGGTCGTATTTGTATCCACTCCTACGTGCAAAATCGATTGCATGCGTATAATTCTCACCCCTCTCAAGAGGAGATAAATCTGTGCGAGGGTCTTTAGTTACCATGTAATTGTGCATAACTGCGTTAATTTTAGCCAAGTCTTTAAGGTGGTTCATGTATGCGTAAAGCATCTCTGGCTTACGCGCTCTGTTGGCTAGAATATCGACAAACATTTGAACGTCTCGGTTCGAGATAGAGGATGAGGACTGACCCTCTTTAGCCATACCAAAGGCTAGCATACGAATAATACTGTTAAACTCAGCCGCGCCTTGAATCTCACCAATCTGACTGAACAAAACATTTGTAACGTTTTGAATAATGCTTGGAACCTCTTCACGAGGAGCACCAACTGATTCCTGTAGAGCCAGGGCAATCTGTGTACCCAACGCAGGGCCACCGCCAAGGAAGCCAGTACCTTTATCTAATTCAGCAAAAATCTCATTAAGGCGCTCATCACCAATCGATCGAAGCGCAGACTTGGCTTGCTCTACATCAGACACAAGCTTGTTGGCATTTGCCAGGTCCTGAGTCCTTGCAAGAATAAAGTCTTGCGATGCAGGCTTAGCTGCTGCGCCTTTTTGAGACTGAGAAACCTTCATGCTTAAGGTAGCCATTTGCTGGTTTAGCTGCGCTTGAAGCCTGTTATTAAGGTCTGTCTGACGGGCCTTCTCTAAAAGTATTCCCCCTTTTTGAGCAGCAAGACCAAGCATCTGCTCACGTGTTTTATTCTCAGCGTCAATCTCGTTGTTGAGAATATCAAGGTTACGCTTATAGAGGTTACGCGCTGCGTCAACTTTATCACCAAGCTGAGAGTACTCTAGCTTTTGACGCTCAATTTCTCTATCGATAGACTGGTTGATAAGATCCAAGCCGACATTGGGTCCTTGCCCGCCACGAAAACCTCGGGCTGCCTCACCAAGGGCAATCGCGATACCCGCTGCGATTTTACTCCCAAGCGTAGGCATGGCTCGATTAGGATCGAACTTGAACTTGCCGCGTAGGTCATCAGCCTCTTTAAGTCGCGCTTCAGCCTCTTTGAGTTTAACCTCTTGCTCTTTTCTCTTCTCTGACTCAAACGCTTGCGCTCGCTCAAACTGCTTATCTGCTTCTCGCATAGCCGCATCGTAAAGAGAGTTGTCGGTTCTGACGCGGGCGGCTCTAGCTACAGGAGCGCGAACAGAGACTGATGCAGACCTGCTTCCACCAAAATAAGGTGACTGCTCATCGAGAGGCGATGGAAAAAATTCTTGTTGAGTAGGCGTTCGCATTAGGGCGCCAGGGACACCTAAAATGGCTTGGTCGGCTGGCCTCTCTAGTACTTCTGGAACAGTACCCTCTGGCCTCTCTAGAGCCATGGGGGGCTCATACTGCCCTCTGTCTATTCCCTCCTGCCGACGACGTTGTGATTCCGCACGCATAAGCTCTGCTTCACTTGGAGCAGTCGCCATCGGAGCAGGGGCCCTTCTTCTGCCAGCTAGAAGGTTTACATCAGGCAGCATTTCCCGAACGAACTCACCAACACCCTGTGCAGGAGGAGGAGTATAATTTTCGTATCGCCTTGATAGCTCTCTGTAGTAAGCTTTTTCCTCTTCATTCATTACTTACCCTCCAGCTTTTTGATACGGTCGTTAAGGTTTGCCATACCCGCGAGCAACTTACCAAAACCTTCAGGGATCGTCTTCACGCCATCGACTTCTTTGACCATATCTTTCGGCATGTCTTGCGCCATCACGCCGTAGTCGCGCTCCCCACCAATATCGTACTCTTTGGCAGAGAGAGCGTCTAGCATCTTGCGTGCTTCGTCATTGCCATCTTGAACGTTGGACTTCATGCGCTCATCGCTAATCATCTGACCCAGAGAGCCACCAAACTGACCACCTGCAGCCATGGTTGCAGCACCTACCGCCGGATTCACAAAGAACCCTAAAGCGCCAAGGCCTGAGCCAAGTAGCCCACCAAGTCCGCCACCAAGCATTGAACTACGCTGTCGCTCGGCCTCTTCTCTAGCCCTTTGTTCTTGATACTGCTGAATCTCTCCCTGAGTTTGTAGCTGCTGCATCATCTCATCAGTCTGACGTAGACGCGCTAAGTCTGCCGCTGCTGCCTGTGCTGCTGCCTGAGCACCACTGGCCCCCACTGCCCGCTGAGCGGCTTGCTGAGTTGCTCCGGCAAATGGCCCACGGGCTGCTGCACCGACACCCATCTGAGCCGATGCAAGCTCTTGCTGCTGCCGCATAATGTCCTGAGCAGCCTGGCTTCTGCGCTCGCGGGTTCTAAGACCACGGGCCTCTTTTGCAAGCCCTACGTACTGCCCAAGCTGCGGACCCTCTAAGCCGGACTCTTCGCCTCTTTTAGCGTAACCAGCACCATACTCTCCATATTGCTGAACGCGCTGCTCGCCTTTTGCTTTCTCAATATCTTGCTTTACTTTCTCTAAGCTCGCTGGGTTAAAAACCATTACATTCTACCCCTTTGTTGCGCTGCGATGATTGCATCAATCATAGACTGCGGTAATGCCCTCTGAAGCCTTTCTTGCTGGCGCTGTCTGAGTAAATCCTCAATCACTGCATCTTCTTCGTCAGTCAAAGCGATAGGCTGGATTGGTGTAGCCTCTGGTGCATAGGGCTGAGGTGGCGCTGGCGTGTTCTCTCTCATGATTGCCTGTTCACGTAATTCGAGCGCCGGGTCATAACCAAGCTCAGCAATCTTCTGCATGCGTGCATCTGCCACACGATTGGCAAGAATCTCACGGTCACGTCTTGCAGCCAGTGCATCTTCTACAGCTTGCTCTTGTGGTGTAAGAGCTCTAATTGGAGCACGGATGGCCATACCCTCATCAGCGGAAGGAACATTGCGCATCGCTGCTTCTTGGAGATTGCCCTCAATGAAAGACTGTTCTGCTGCTAGTCTTCTCGACTCCGCCAACGCTGCTTCATCTGCACGCGCCAAAGCAGCCAGCATCCTGTCATCTCTTCGCTGTTGAATATCCTGTGGCGCTGTTGCGATTTGTTGACTGAGATTTTCAGCGACTTCTTGGCGAGTTTTTTGTGCCTCGGGTGTAGGGTTATAAAGCTTTTGAAGCACCTCCGCACCAGGGTCAAAGTCGGGATTCTCGTTGAGAAACCCCACAGCACCAGCAGGATTTTCTTTCATAATCTTATCGAACTCTGCCTTGAGCTTGGCATCCTGCTCGGCGAGATAACCAGCAGTGATTCCTGCGCCTGCACTCAGCGCTCCAGTCAAAGCTTGCAATCCACCGGACAAGCGTTCGGTGCCTCGCTGATAATCACGCAGTCGACCCTCTGCCTCGCCTCTCGCAACCACGTCACCTAGTCTCTTGCGGCGCTCAAATTCTGCTTGCCTCTGCTGCGCTTCACGCGCCTGTGCTTGCTGGCCAGCGCCTTGAAGAATCTGTTGTGCCATACGACCACGCTGAATTTCATCCACAGGCCCAGTGGCTTGCTGCCTTGCCAGTTCTTCAGCAGCCTGTGCTGCGATAAGTTGAGCTTCTGGTTCCATTTATACCTCCGGCGCTGTTTGAGCTGCTGGCAGCTTAAAGGTTCCTGCACGCGCACCAACTTCAAAAGCAATTCCGTTAAGAGTGACGCCTTCATAGTCGGACACGTTTGCACTGCACCGAATACGCGCTTTCACGTATCGGCTCTTTTGATTTGATAAATGTATCCGCAATTGATCGGTCGGAAAAGCATCAGCCAGTACGCTGTATTGGTCTGTGTTGCCCCGATCATCAGTCAGATAAATCGTAAAAGTTGTTTGATTCAACTCTTGGAACAGGAGCAGCATTCGATAGACACGTTGAACGGATTGCAATCCCGCCATAGACAAGTTGTTTAGGGTTATATCCAGATTGTAGCCAGAGTAAGAAGAACTACCTGTTTGATCGCGATATGAAGTTGAAGATTGTCTCAATATCTTGCCGCTACTAAGCATAATTATGTGGCTTTTGCTCGCATCGCCTGATTCATCAAAATATTGAGTTTGTGCTGCAATTGATGAAGTGGCGGCATCATAAATGCCCCAATTCGTCCATTGTTTAAAAAAGGTATTGTAAATCAAAACAACCTTAGTATTGCTTGCACTCGCCCCAGCAAATCGAATCTCATTATTGTAATCGAACAAAGTAATGTCTTTTATATTTTCGGTATTAACTAAGTCTTCTACAGGAGCACCAACATATTGAACCTGAGCTTGAGGAGTGACCAGATAGAGGCCCCTATCGGAGACATAAAAAACTCCAAACGAATGATCTAAATGGGGACTACCCGGCAAAGCTCCTTGGTTTTCTGCAATAGCATTTGGGAGATTAAAGAATCCCTGACCAACAGCGTTAGGACCCTCTCCCTGGACAACAAAAACCCCTTTTCGAGTAAACACAGTTAAGAAGTTTACACCTGAAGATATGCCGCTGATAGAAGCAGAGTCGCCGGGAATATCAATTACAAACTGGGGAATTGGGTAGCCAGTAACTTCGCCTTGTCTAAGTGGCTTTGAGTATCTAACAAACTCAGTCGGGGTCGCTACAAATATTCTTCCCTTGTGCTCTGTAATGTCTGTAACGCTTCCAGGCTGGTAATTATCTAAAACCCCACCAGTGGTATAGATAACAGGCAATTCGCTAAACTCTTCTTCTGTCTCTCCTCTGTCAACAAAAGTCACACAAGTTGTTGCGTCTCCGAGCAAAGAAGATGCGACTTTTTTAAGAAGGACGCCATCTGCATCAGTTCGATACATAGTGACTCGAACGCTCATGTGCTTCGTCGTAATATCTACACCATATATCTTAGCAATTATAATCGAGTCGATCGCGCCTAGCTCAACCTGCTCAATAGGTGTTGTCACGGATTCGTGAATGTTGCCTTGGCTATCAACGTATTCATAAACAAACGAGACAGAGTATGTTTTGCTTGATTGCAATCTACTAATGTATCCAGAAGCCGCTCCAGAAATTGAACGAATAGAAGGGTACTCGTAAAATCCATTCTCTACGACTTGAACCCCGTCATAACTGTAAAGAACTCCGCCAGTGCCAAGCATGGCATTGCCAGCATCAACAAGCTTGTGGTCTCGATCTGGGTCTAAGTTAATTTCAGTAATTGACCCTACGTAGATTTGATCCTTATATTTGTTGAAGGTCTCAGCAGATGCTTCAGTTACGCTTTTCGTAAAAAAAGATTGGGTTAAAAGCTTATTTGACCCAAATAAAAACTTTGACGCTAACCCAAGTCCAGAAGTTCCTACTCTTGTAACCCTGGAGATTCCGTCAACAAGACGATAGTAGCTTGCGATTCTAGGTCGATAATCATCTGTAAGATTAAGAGATCCTTGAGTGCTTACTCCCGCACCAACAACGCTTCTGAGTAAAACCCCATCAGTTGGTGTTGTCTCTGTTCTTACTAAAAAATCGCAAGTGTTAAAATCAAGTTGATTGCTGTTTGTCCTAGAGATTACAATGTAAGGCAACTGACCTAAACCAGTCCCATTGCCTGTCTTGGCACCAAATGGATTAAATTTAAACACATCTGAAATAATCGTAGCATTTTGAAATACATCAATCACTGTCTTGTCGGCTGAGCTGCCGCGATTATGCTGAGAAAAATAGACAGTGTGCTCAAGTGGACGAATAACTTCGCCTGCTTCCAGGCTTACTCTTGGATCGAAATTGCCGCTAGCGGGACTGTAATTAATAGCAGTGTATGATGGCCCGGGGCTTTCTGCTTGTATCGCCGCTGTTATTTGATTTTGAACAGAGGTTTCCTCCGCGCTGTCAAGCACGGCTTCTAGTGATGACGAACTGGCTGCTGCTGGGTTGTAAATAAATCCTGATCCCGGCTCAAGGATTGTTGTCTTCCAACCCCCGTGAGTGTCTATAGCCCCAGTGTCATTCCAACCAAGATGAATTACGGCAGGGCTGCTGTTGATTCCTGATGAAGAAGGGTCCACTGTAACTATAAGGTCCGCCTGAAGTTCGGCAGCGGCAGGACTAGCGTTGTAAGCAATGTTCCCTGAACTTTGAAGGCCGCCAGTTTCGTTATCTGTGTCTAGTCCGCTGTGACCATTTTGAGAACTTGTAACTACAGGCTGTTTAATAAGAGTTAGATAGGAATACGCCTCCGCCCCAGATAACTCGCAGTGTGTAGCGTTATGCAAAAACACACCTTCTTTATCAAACTTATACTCTGTTGACGCCAATGTTAAATCAGACGGGTCGTAACTTTGACCATAGACGGCATATACACCGGCTTTAGCCCCTCCAATATCCTTTTGATAGTAAACGACCAAACTGTTCGCATAAGAATCATCAGGATCACACCTCAGACCAAGACCAGGCACAATAGCAAAACCATTATCCGATATGTCTCCTGATGCTATATTGACCCCTGTAGTAACATCCACTTGCTGATAAAAGCTAAAGTTGCCAGAGTTTAAATCGGCCTGTCGAAACTTTGCTAACTTTACAGTGCTTACGGTGGGCGAACTATAGTTATGATAGGCGACGTAGATGCTGGTGTCTGCTTCTGACGACTCTACGGCTATTGATGAGAGATGATCATCAACGGTTAAATCCGCAGGAGTACCTGCGTTATCTTGAAGCGTGTTAATCGTTAAACTGGTCAAAGACGGCAATGACGTTAAACTTAATCTCACCAGCTTTAAATCATTGTTAGTTGAGCCATCATACTTAGAGTAAACAATGTAGGCGTCTGACCCAACGCTTGTGAGATGCAAAGAAGGAAACCGTTGGATTCCTGCTTGATAGCTTGTGATGGATCCATCTCTAGTAATGCTGTCTACTATCTGAGGCTGTCTTACCCATGTCTGATCGTAATCAGATTTAATTCCAACATAAATAGTGTAGTTTTGGCCAGATAATGCGCCAACTGGCTCAACTTGAACCCAGGCGAGAAGGTTATAGACAACGGAACTAATGGTAAACTGATGAAGCTTTAAGTGCCCAACTTTTTGAGATTCAGCATTGTAAACAGAGTTGTTTTTAAATTCGCAATTTAGGAAGTCGCCGCTTCTCTTGAAAGCGCCATTGGCGTATTCCGTGTAAAGTTGCTGGCCATCTGAGATGACAAGTTGATCACCAAATGTATTTATGGCTGTTCCATTCTCAAGCCTGTATAACCCTGTGATCCCATTTTCATTAGATATGGTGGTGTCGTCTTTAAATATATCAAAGCCAGATCTTTTGCTTATCTGCCCTGTCTTTAGCAAAGTAGCATTTTGGGCATCAGACAAACTCCCCGGCTGAGCTGTTACGAATGATGACTTTTCATCAAGGCCCTGCTGAAATGGTATCGATAAAGTTTTTTTAGTTAATGCCATCAAAATACCCAAAAGCTAACTTTTACTTCTGTAGGGGCCGGTGAAGCCTGAGAACTTGCTTTGACCGAAAACTCCTTACGAGGATTCTTTACCAGTCCCGTGCCATCAAACACCATAGCATCATTGTTTCGCCGCACTACGATATAACCATCAATTGGTCGCCCAAGGGAATGAGATACCAATGTGTTTTCTGATGAGTTAACAGGTATGGTCACATCTTCTACAAGTGTGCCGTCATTTATTCTGCGAGAGCTTAAATCAGCAAAAGCTCTCTCGACAGATCTTTGAAGAGTATCAGAGGTTACGTTGCCGAGAACAGGTGAGAATGTGCCTGCCATGTCTCACCCCCTAGTAGCGAAGAATAAAGTCGTCTCTGAATCGACCCTTGCGAACATCGCGAATAGCGAAAGACCCACTTACATCACGTGGGCTAATTGCTCGAATAATACGACTAGCGAGTTGCTGACGCTCACGCTCTAGAGCAGAAACGTCAGACTCCTCTTTCATAAGCATACGGATTGCAGTCGCTACAACCACGTACTCCTCATAGCCTGGAATTACGTTCTCAATCTCTGTTACCGAAACCGAAAACTGCGTCGCCAAAGGAACATAGTAAAGCGTAATTGTGCCTGACTGTGAGTTACCAGGGATAAGTTTTATCTTAGTCCCCTCGATCTTGTACATTGGCTCAGCCAATCGATCGATAACTGCATAGGGCGTATTGTAGACGTTGCGTTCAGTAAAGGAGTAGGCCTTGAGTGTCGACGTGATTCCGCCGGACTCATAATCAACACCCAAAGCCTTGTAAAAGTCATCTGGCAGGTTAGCGCCCCCGGTCGCAAGAGGGGCGTTGTAAGTTTGCTCAGAGACAAAATAGTCTTCGTAACTTTTGACCATAAAGTCATGTAACTCGGAGATGCTTGAGTTCAGGTAGTCCTGAATCTCCGCGTCACTTACGAAGGTACTATTCTCCATGTCGGCGCGGCGACGCGCACGGGTTCTTAAATCAGATTCAGTGAACGTCGCCATTGCCCCACTCCTTACATGCGCATGTCTAGGTAGTCATCAAGAGCATCGACGAACGCACTGCCGTCTTCTTCCTTAATGGCCATAGCCATACGCTTGCCCGCATCTTCTTTTGCCTTGCCGTAATCATCATCTGAAGAGCCTTCAGCATCTTTGCCTTTGGCTTTCTCCAGAATCATGACCGCAAGACCTTTGCCCTTGCCCTTCATCAGCGTGCCACGCTGGTGTTCTTCAGAAGTAGAGTTACATAGAACTCGTCATTCTGAGCAGGTGCAGCATTAAGAGTAAGCGTCACAGTTCCAGACGCCACTGCATCGGTTACAGCCGTGACATGTGTCGGAGCAGCCGCATTCTTAGCAGTGTAGAAAGCACCCAAGAGCGCCTCATAATTGTCTGAAAGAGTAATTGTGACAGTTGTTCCGGTCGTGTCTGCCTCTGCAGTCGCACCAATGGAAAGCGGTTGATCCGAGTTCCCTTGGTACAAAGCCACAGCAGCAGAAGCGCCGGTGCCTGTTACCTTTGCGGCGAAAGACAAAATCTTCAACTCACGGTTGACTGCCTGTACGCCGAAAAAAGTTCTGTTAGCCATTACTTACCTCCTTAGCTTACTTCGCCATCCAGGAGATAGAGGCAAAAGCTGAAATCGTCACCGTCTGGAATATTAGCTGCGCCACCGGCTGTATTTACGCATTGGAGTTTTACAGTTGGGGTTGTTGCGTTAGCAACATCCTCTGCAGTAACAACAATTTGAAACTCGTCAGTACCAGCACCCAAGTCAAAGTGCATGGTGCTGGCATGAAGCAAACCAGTGTAAGACTTATCAAGAGTAATGGTGTACTCGCCAGCGCCTGTTTCCTTGACTGCGCTCCAGCCGATACCAAACTTTGTGGTAATTGCGCCTGAACTACCAACGTCAAAACGTCCTGCAACAAGCTTTACGTCGCGGTTAGAGCACTCTAGATCGAAAAATGATTGACTTGCCATTGTACTAATCTCCTTATGCTAGCTTAACGCGAGCGTTGTAGCCAGGTGCGGTGCAGCCAATGTTTCCGTAGAAACCAACTCGAACTTCGTAAGCGTCCGCAGATGCTTCACGAAGCATACGGTTGCCATCAAGGTCAAGAATGTGTGGAGCAGCGCCAAGGCTGTTAAGAGTCCAGGTATCCATCTGGAGCAAGTATGCAACGTCAGGAGTGCAGTTCTGGTCAGCAACAATTTGGA